ATGGACATCAAGCCGCAAGGAGTCAAGCGCGGCCGTGATGTGCTGGAATTCCCAGTCATCGTGCATGAGCTAGATTTCTTTATTGAATACCGAACAACGACCACTAGCCTGGAGATTTAAATGGAAAAGACCAATCAAGCACCTAATCCTGCAATCGAGATTCCGGCAGAAACCCCCGCAACTGGCGGAAGTTATACCGCGCAGCCGGACGGAAGCTTGATTCTGGTTGAGCGTACAAAACAACAAAACGAGGAATAAATCATGCCACGCTATCTGCGCAACAGTGCCATCCTGGCAAAAATTGAAACAGCTTATGGGCTGGATGCAGCGCCATCCGGCGCCGCGAATGCCATTCTTGTCAGCAATCTGACCATTAACCCACTCAATGCGCAAAACGTAGATCGCGCGCTCATACGAGGCTTTATGGGCGGCGCAGAGCAATTGGTCGGAAACTCTTTTGTAGATATCAGCTTTGATGTCGAACTGGCTGGTTCTGGAGTAGCTGGTACAGCCCCGGCCTATGGCGCACTGCTACGCGCTGCGGGCATGGCGGAAGTTGTATCGGTAGGGTCACGCGTCGAATACATGCCGATTTCGGCAGGATTCGAATCTGCCACAATTTACTATTATGACGATGGCGTGCTGCACAAACTGCTCGGTGTGCGCGGCACATTTAGCCTTGACATGACACAGGGCAATCGCCCGATGATGAAATACAAATTCACCGGACTTGATGGTGGCTTAGGCACTGCGGTAACGCCAGCACTAACCCTGACCGGCTTTAAAGCTCCGCTGGTGATTACCGACCCGAATACCGCCGATGTGCTGTTGGGCTGCACTTATGCCGCCGGTGCGCTATCAGCGGGTACTGCTTACCCAAGCCAGGGCCTTACGCTAGACCTTGGAAATACCGTGCACTACACACCATTACTTGGCGGTCAGTCAGTAGATATTACCGACCGTGTGACTGTCGGCACGATCTCCACTGAGCTGACTGCAGCGCAGGAAGTTGCAATGATGGCCTCAGTAAAAAATAACACACTGCAAAGCATTGGCCTGGTCCATGGCACTGCCGCCGGGGCAAAAGTCATGGTATTCGCCCCTGCTGTACAGATGATCAACCCGAAGAAGGGCAATCTGAATGGTCGTCGCCTGAATGACTATGACCTTCGTTTTACACCGATGTCCGGCAATGATGAGCTCAGAATCGTGGTGCTGTAATGTTAAAGCTTAATCCCAACCCAACCTTTAGCGCTACGGTACAGATTAGCGTGCCGGGCAGCGAAAAGACGATCGCGGTCAAGATGGTGTTCCGCCATCGCACGATGAAGCAAATTACCGCATGGTTTAAATTGCAGGAAAAGCGCGAATCGTCCGAAGCCCTGGCGGAATTGATCGAGTCATGGTCTGGCATTTTCGATGATAAGAGTAATGAGATCGAGTTTAGCCGAGAGTCGCTAACAACGTTACTAGAAAATTATCAGCCTGCGACAAACGAGATTATTCGCGCTTATATGCAGGAACTCGCACAGAGCAAGGTAAAAAACTAGAACGCGTCGCACGTGCGCTGATTTCTGGCGATATGGGCGACGCGGAACAACAGCAAGATGCGTTAGCTGCCTTCGGGTTAAAACTGGATACACCAGCCCCGGATATAAATATCGAGGTCTGGCCGGATAACTGGCAAACCCTGACGATCTTCGCCGACATGGCAAGTCAGTGGAATGTTGGCATGAGTGGCGTGATTGGGTTGCGATATGAAGCGCTTCCTCTGGTTTTGAAGCTACATCAGGTTAAGCAAAAGCACCAACAGGAAGTGTTCAACGGGTTGCGCGTGATGGAGCGTGCAGCGGTACAGGAAATTAACAAGCACTGACACACCGATATGGCCAACGAAACTAAAATCGTCATTACCGCAGCAACCGATCAGGCTGAACGCTCGATGCGCACACTGGGCGATTCAGTTGACGGGGTTTCCAGGCAAATGATGTCGTTCGCTAAAGTTGCAGGGACTCTGGGCGGCGCGCTATCTGTCACGGTATTTGCCGCTTTTGTAAAATCAAGCATCGATGCAGCAACCCAGTATCAAAATGCGATGAATGGCTTGGCATCAGTTGCCCGCTATGCAGGGGAAAATATCGCCGCAACCATCAGCAAATCAACTGCTATTACCAACGACGGTCTGCTATCTACTACCGAAGCGGCCACTGCGCTTAAAAACTTGCTATCACGTGGATTTACTACCGATCAGGCTGTCGAGATGATCGGGCGATTTAAGGATTCCGCTGCATTTGGACGCCAGGCATCACTGAAGCTTGGCGAGGCCGTAGTGACAGCCACAGAGGGTATCAAGAACGAAAATTCTATTCTGGTCGATAACGCGGGTGTGACAAAAAACGTCAGCGTGATGTGGAAGGAATATGCATCTCAAATCGGAACCACAGCCGACAAACTTACCGTAGCGCAAAAGCGCCAGGCTGAATACAACGGAATATTGAAAGAAACAGAAGGGCAGATTGGGAACGCAGCGCTGGCAGCAGGCGGCATGGAAGGGGCGTCGGCAAGATTAAATAAAGAAATAAATGATTTAACTGTGCAAATCGGCCAGGGATTTCTCCCGGCCGCACTGCAAGTGACAATTGCGCTTACTGATATAACCAAAGTGGCAGGAACGTTAGCAGCACCATTTTCCATCGCATTTAATGACATGGTAATTGGTGCTGAAGAGTTTGGCGCAAAAATGGGCGTCATAGCTGAATTTATTGCGAATCCATCGATGTGGTTTGGCGACAAGGACAAACAGAGATTAGATCAGAAAATTAACGAGTACACCGCAATTGCAGAATTAGCTCGCCATAATGCATCTGAAAGATTTAAAAATAAAACTTTTGATCCTGTAATTGGCGCCGACACCGGTGCGCGTCGCAGTGATGTTGTAACACCAGACAAACCTAGCAAAAAAACCGATCCAAACCAGACAGCTTTGAACAATCTGCAAGCGGAGCAATTCCGCAAAGAGGCTGAGTTAGCAGGAAATACTGCCGCACAAATAAAATTGTTGGAGATGGCTAGGGATGGAGCTACCGCCAAGCAACTTTCAGCAGCAAATGCAGCACAGATCCAGATCGATATTCTCGACAAAGAACTCAAGGCCCGCAAGGATCTACAAAAGCAGATCGAAGATGCAGCCAAAGGCGGCGCTATTGTCAATGGAATAGCGCAGGATTACGGAATTGATATCAGCAAGAAAAATCGCACGCTGAATGACGCGATGATGTCGGCCGCCGATAAACAGCATGCCGATAATCTTGACTCAGTTGCAGTTCGTGCTGCGCGCGCGCGCGAGGAGCTGGCCAAGCTCGCAATCACTGATGAGGCGCGGATTACGCTGCTGAATTCAGTAAATCAGGCCGAAACTGATCAAAAACAAAAGCTCGAAGAGCTGCGTCTTCAAGTCGATAAAAACAATTCATCCTGGGAATATGGCGCAAAAGTTTCGATGCGCAATTACCTGGACGAAATAAGCAATGTCGCCAAGCAATCTGAAAGCCTATTCACCAAAGCATTTAAGGGCATGGAAGATGCGCTAGTCAATTTCGTCAAGACTGGCAAGCTGGATTTCGCCAGCCTGACAGACTCGATCATCAGCGACCTGATGCGCATGCAGATTCAAAAAAGCATTATGCAACCCATTGCCGGCGCATTCGATGCTGCTGGAGGATTGGGCGGGATATTCAGCGGCTTGTTTGGTAGCGGTACGTCGGCATCGCCTTCCTCAACCGGTGCAACGGCATCAACCTGGACCAGTACCTCGATGCCGATGCTCCCATCGTTTGCAGTTGGCACGGATTACGTTCCACACGACATGATCGCCCAGATCCACAAGGGAGAGCGCATCGTCCCGGCGGCATTCAATCCTGCAAACGGAGGCGGCGGGCAGGCAATCACGATCAGCCAACCCATCAGTATCGATGCACGCGGAGCGGATGCCGGGGTCGAGCAGCGCCTGCGCGCGATGATGCCTATGCTGCTGGCAGAAAATTCGCGCAGCATCGTCGGCGCGGTCAATCAGGCGCTGGTCTCACGCGGCCAGCAGCCGATTAGGGTGTGATGCAATGAGCGGAACCTTCCCTACTTCGCCACTCCCAAGCTCCGTAACCCTACGCAGCACTGCGCCGACACGGGTATCGCAATCGCATTCGATGAAGCGCAACGTGCGTAGCCGTGCCGCGCAGCGGTTTTCAGCACGGATCGAGTGGCGTAATGTTACCCGCGCAAACATAGCCGAGATTATCGCGTTTGTTGAAGCGCAGCGTGGGCAGTTTGGGAGTTTTCTGATGGCTCTGGCAGGCTACACCGCGCCACTCGGTAGCTGGGCAGGTTCGCCGGTGGTAGATATAGCGGGGCAGACCGGCTACACGCTTAACCTGCGCGGGCTGACATTCTCACAGGCAGGCATCGCCAAGGCTGGCGACCTTATCCGCGTCGGAACCGACCTCAAGGTCTATCGCGTCGCCGCCGATGCGAACAGCAATGCAGCCGGCACGGCGACCATCACCATGACGCACACCCGGTTGGCGTCGCCTGGTGATGGTGCGGCCATCACATCCAGCAA